TCCACTAAGTCTGACATCATTGCTGGTAAGGCATCTGGTGTGGTTCAGGACTACTTCACTGTCGCGACTGAATGGACGAACATTCAGGAAGCTCTGGAACTGGATCAGCTTGAGGACATTCTGGCACCGATGGCAACCCGTCTGGTGACTGATCTGGAACTCGATCTGTCCAGCTACATGCTGAAGAACTGCAACCTGAAGTACGGCTCTCCGGGTACTGCAATTGATGCTTGGTCGGATGTGGCTGGTGCTGCGGCATTCATGCAGAGCATGGGCGTACCGATGGAAGGCGAGAAGTACTACGTGGTGAACCCGTTCATCGCAGCGACTCTGGCTTCCGCTCAGACTGGCCTGCACGCTGGTGACAAGCTGGTAACTACAGCGTGGGAAAAGAGCCAGATCAGCCCGAACTTCGCTGGCCTTCGCGCTCTGACCTCTAACGCTCTGGCTAGCTACACCTCCGGCACAGCCTCCGACCGCGCTGGCACTCTGTCGGCAAACCCGACCGTTACCTATGTTGCACACAAAGACACCATGAAGCAGTCTCTGGCTGTAACTGGTTTCTCGGCCAACGCTACGGTCAAAGCTGGTGAGATCATCACGATCACTGGTCGCAACCGCCTGAACCTGTCCACTCGTACACAGATTGTTGATGGCGCTGGTTCTGCCATTATTTTCTGCGGCGTGGTGACTGCTGACGTTACTCTGGGCGCGTCTGGCGAAGGCACCCTGGTAGTGGCTGGCGCGGCGATCTACGAAGCCAACGGTCAGTACAACACTGTAGCCTCGGCTCCCGTAAGTGGTGACGTAGTGACCCTGCTGGGTTCTGCTTCTACCGTGTACCAGCCCGCGATGTTCTACCACAAGCAGGCATTCGGCCTTGGCACTGTTAAGCTGCCGAAGCTGTACATGACTGACACGGTAGCAACAACTCAGGACGGCATGAGCATCCGCGTCACCAAGTACTCTGACGGTGATGCGAACACCCAGAAGATTCGTTTCGACCTTCTGCCTGCTTACGCTACGTTTAATCCTATGTTCGCAGGCCAAGCCTTCGGCGTGGCGTAACTAATGATGGCGCACCTTCACTTGGGGGTGCGCCATTTTCTTAACGGGGCGAAAAATGCCAAAAGCTAAAGACCCGCGACTTGAACGAGCTGGCGTAGAGGGCTATAACCGCCCCAAGCGCACTCCGAACCATCCGACGAAATCACATATCGTGGTCGCAAAAGAAGGCGATCAGATCAAGACAATCAGATTCGGCCAGCAGGGAGTGAGCGGCTCTCCTCCCAGAAAAGGCGAATCCGAAGCAGATAAGAATCGCAGAGCATCATTCATGGCTCGACACGCTAAAAACATCGAAAAAGGCAAAATGTCAGCGGCATTTTGGGCCGCGAAGGAAAAGTGGTGATGAATATCTGGATCAAGCCTAACGGCACTGAGATCGCAGTGAATAAAGAAAGCGAACAGGCTGCTATTGCACTTGGCTGGGTGCCTAAAGAGGCTAAGCCTGAGCCTGAGACGCGAAAGAAACGCCTTCCTCGACAAAAGGACTAAGCCATGAAAGGTCTATACGCAAACATCCACGCTAAGCGTGAGCGAATCAAAGCTGGCTCTGGAGAGAGAATGCGTAAGGCTGGCAGCAAGGGCGCTCCAACTGCAAAAGCATTTAAGCAGGCCGCTAAGACTGAGAAGAAGCCGAGGTTTGAATAATGGCTACCGTTGCTCAAGTTGCGAAAGCGTCACTCCAAAGAATCCTTGTTCAAGCCTCTGAAGCTCCGTTAGAGGCAGATGAATATCAGGATTTCATCTTCGCCATGAATAACTATATGTTGTCTCTGGACGCGCAGGGTATCCACCTTGGATATACGCAAGTCTCAGACCTTGCCGATCAGGTGACGGTGCCGGTCGGTGCTTTGCGTGGCGTGATCGCAAACGTGGCGATTGAGGTGGCTCCCGACTACGGCGGCGTGGTGACAGATGCCCTGGTTCTACAGGCTAGAGAGGGTCTACAGGCGATGCGAATGCTTGGTCAGACCATAGGCGCAACCCGTATGCCTTCCACGCTTCCCATCGGCTCTGGTAACAGCGATTCTGGCTATGGCTGGACATGGAATTTTTATCCCGACAGCGAAGAATCCATCCTAGCTGAAACAATCGGAACGATTGCATTGGAGAATCAGACAAATGGTTGATCGAGCCTATGGTGTAAAGCAGAGCGACTTCACGGCCCAGACCAGTATCTTGTCAGGCTCTTACCTTGGCTTCTTTGCCAATGGTTACAATTACAAAATCTCCTACGACAACTTCCTCGGCGGCCTTGGTGTCACGGGGACGATTGCTCAGGATGGTGCTGTATCAGGCACTCCGATTCTGGACATTCAAGGGACTGACAATTTCATCCGAAACATCGAGGATGGCGCGGGTATTGTCACCAACGTATCCCCTGATAACGGCATCGAGATCGCTCACAACTTCTCGGTCAACACGACTGGCGAACCTTTGATGCAGAACGTTGCGGCGGCCAGCCCTACGTTTGTTTCATTGGTCGGCGGGACGGGGATTGCTGTCGCCACAAGTGGTCAGACGATTGAAATATCCTCGACTGAGGCAGCAACCTACGCCTCTGTCTCTGTCGAGGGCAATGCCACAACGACAACGATTAGTTCAACTGCCACTCCGGTCAAGGCTGTGGCGACATTTGTTGTGGGAGATGTGTCAGCAGGATTTACAGCCAGCACCAATGGCCGGATCACTTTTACAGGCCAGACCAGCAGACACATTGTCAACGCTATCGTCACGCTTGATGTGTCATCCGGCAGCAATCATAAGCTCTCAGTCTACATCGCTAAAAACGGCACCGTAGCGTCCACAAAGATGACCGACACGGTATCTGCTGGCGCACCGCGAGCAATTGCCACGTTTTTCAGCGGCACCCTAAACCAGAATGACTATTTGGAAATTTTCGTTCGCAACGAGTCTACAACTGACAGCGTGATTGCCGTGAACGCTGTATTGAGCGTCCTCTGATGCCTGTATCTCAACTGCCGATTACAAATGGATTCTATGTATCCAATTCCTTGCCGATCTCGGCGCAGGAGTGCACGAATTGGTATGTTGTTGTTGAGGGCGCTCCGGCGCTGGCTCAGGAGACACTTAGAGGCACTCCGGGCATTGAGCAAGTAGAGACCAGCGGTGTTGTGCTGCAAGCGAACAGGGGCGCTCACACAATGGCTGGCGTCCCCTATTTTGTGAACGGGGGCAAACTTTACCGGCTGGATCAAACAGCGACAATCCCTGCTGAGGCTTATGACCTAGTTGAGTTGGGAACTATCGCTGGGACTGCGCGAGTATCAATGGCTGATAACGGCACTCAATTGATGGTTCTTGTGCCTGGTGGCAATGGGTATATCTATAACCACGTTACCGACACTTTCTCCCAGATCACAGACCTCGACTTCGATGCCAACGGCAACCCTCAGTTTGTGGTGTTCGTGGATGGCTACTTTGTCTGTTCGACGGATACTAAGAAATTCATCGTATCAGCTATAAACGATGGCCTAAGCTGGAATGCCCTCGACTATGGTACGGCAGAATCCGATCCCGATGTGATCGTGGCTCCCATCGTGTTTAAGAATCAGTTGTTTATCTCAGGGAGCCAGACCTTTGAGGCTTTCCAGAATATCGGCGGGTCAGACTTCCCTTTCCAGCGAACCGGCTTGTTTTTGGATAAAGGCGTTTTCGCTCCCTACTCGCTAATCACAACCCAAGACACCTTCATGTGGGTCGGTGGCGGGATCAATGAATCTCCGTCTATCTGGGCTTTTGCTGGCAACTCCACGCAGAAAATATCCTCGGTGGCGATAGACTTTATTCTCAAGTCTCTGACCAATGACCAACTGGCGAATATCTATTCATGGGCCTACAGCCAGAATGGCGCGTATTTCGTTGCGTTTGCACTGCCTAACTCGACGCTGGTTTATGACCACGCCTCAAAGCGATGGCACGAGCGAAAGTCCTACTATGACAACCAGCTTTTCGGGTATCGCATTTCTGGTATGACGCAAGCCTATAACCACGTTTTCTGCGGCGATCAGATTGACGGGCGAATTGGCAAGATCAACCCCGATCTGTTTACAGAGTACGGAAACAACATCATCCGCACCGTTGCGACACAGCCTTTTCAAAACAATATGCAGTCAATCTTCGTGCCGTCGATTGAACTCACAGTGGAATCAGGCGTAGGCAATACTGATTCGGTTGATCCGGTGATTGCGATGGATAGAAGCAACGACGGTAAAACGTGGTCGGATCAAAGACTGAGGAAGATCGGCAAGGTCGGTGAATATAATCGTCGCGCTATCTGGAGACGCAATGGCAGAGCGAGTCGTTTTGAAGTGTTCCGATTCACGCTTAGCGATCCGGTCAAGCCAGTGATTATCCAATTGACCGCCGACATTATCCCTGGTGCCAAATGAGTACAACACCACGCCTGAATGCGGCACAACCGATCATCGAGGCCAATGGCACGATGACTCAAGTCTTTAGGACTTGGACGCTTGATGCCTCTTTGAGTATTCCTATCATCGGAACAGGAAGCCCAGAAGGTGTTGTTACTGCAAGGCAGTACAGTCTTTATATTGATTCCACTGGCGCGGCTGGCTCGATTGAATACCGAAAAATGCTTCCAGACATTGGCGGGGATGTGACTCAGGGATGGAAATTAGTGTAAGAGATGCAAGCGATGCAGAGGCATTGGAGATTCTGAACGAGCCTTCCGTCAGAAGATTGATTCAGTTTGACCCGATTGGCATCCATCCTGAGTGGGCAATCCTGATGATGGATGAAAAGCTGCTGGTGCTGGTGCAGGTCAACGATGACGATATAGAGATTCACGTTGCTTGCCGTTATCGAGATCGCGGGTCAATACGCGAGACGATGAAAAAAGGCATTGAATGGTTTGTTTCAAAAGGCTTCAAAATTATTTGGACAACGGCCCCTGATTCGAGAAAAGGGTTAGTTAAACTGCTAGAATCACTGCAATTCCGAAAGTTCGGAGAGAGGTGGGTGTATGGGTATTGAGACCGCAGTATTGAGCGCTGCAATCGGCGGCGGGGCATCTCTTGCTGGTGGCGCATTGGATCGCCGCGAGGCCAGAAATGCTACTCGTAAAGCCAATGAGCTTGAAACGCAGCGAATCAACCAGGCCATGACGATGCTTGCTCCGGGCTACCAAAATGCCCAGAACATGCGAGACCAAGCAATGCAGCGCGGGATGCAGATGCGTCAGCAGGGTATGCAGCAGGGGCTTGATCTGGTTGGGCGGCTGTATAGCCCCGTTGCTGGAATGACGCAACAAGGGTACATGGATGCCCAACGTGCCTTGCTTGCCGGTCTTCCATTGCAGCGTGCGGCGATCATGGGAACGCCTATTGATTACAGCCGCTTGCAGCCATCACGGACACAATACGATCCTCAATTGCTTGCTGGCTTGTTCGCCGGCCAAGAACTTCCACGCGGCGGGATGTAGGAGTAAACAAAGATGGCTGTCAGCGATCAAGAGATTAGAGACTTTTTTGCAGCCAATCCTGATGCGACTGCCGAACAAGTCTATCAGGGGATGGTGCAATATAACGTCAGTCCTGAGCAGCTTTCTCGCGCAACGGGGATTGATATTAACCGTGTCCGACAAGAGTTCCTGAATCAGTCAGTTGCTCAGTCTACTGCTGGCAATGTTCCAGACGAGGCGATTAGAAACTTTTTCGCCGTGAATCCTAATGCCAGCGAAGAACAAGTCTATCAAGCCATGCAGCAATTTGGCGTGAGACCTGAACAGCTTGCTCGCGCCACTGGGCTTGATCCTGCTAGGGTGAATCGTCAATTCGGCTATCAGCAGGCTTTGGCAGGCGTGACTCCGGGTAATGCCACGGACGAAGCAATTCGCGCTTATATGGCCTATAACCCTAATATTGATCCATCCATCCTTCGCGCAAAGATGAATGAATTCGGGGTAACGCCTGAGCAATTTGCTCGCGCTATGGGCCAGACTTATCAGCAGACTACGGCGCAGAATATCCCTACCGGCCAAGCTGGCTTTGAACAGTCCATGCAAGAAGGATTGGATCAAGTCACTCAAACGCTCAGAGGAGCGCAAACAGAGGCTAGAGCCGCGCTTGAACCAGCCATGGAGGAAGTGGCTCGCCTGTACAATCTGAATATTGATGACCTCAGACAAGCAGGCACACAAGCCAGAGGCGACATTGAGCGCACCTTTGGCTCTGCTGGTCAGATGATCCAGCCCTATCAGCAGGCTGGTACAACGGCGCTTCAGCAGGAATTGGCCTTGTCTGGCGCTTTTGGGCGGGATGCTTTCAATCAAGCGTATCAAGAAAGCCCCTATATCCAATTCCTGAGAGAGCAAGGCGAGCGTTCCACATTGGCTGGCGCTGCTGCTACTGGTGGCCTTGGTGGTGGACGAGTACAGCAGGAGCTTGTTCGCTTCGGTCAAGGGCTGGCATCACAGGGCTTGCAGCAGCAGATTCAAAACCTTCGTTCATTGTCTGGGCAGGGGCTTCAGGCGGCTGGCACTGGTGCTGGAATCCAAACCAGCATGGGTACTAACCTTGCAAGCCTTGGAATGAACACGGCTCAAAATATCTCAGGCCAGCGAGGCGCATTGGCTGGAGAGCGTAGCCAATACGGCACAAATTTGGCGAATCTCGCCACTTCCACTGGTACAAATATCGCAAACGTACAAGGCACAGCGGCTCAGAATATAGCCCAGCAACGTGCGAGGGCTGGTGAGCTTCTGGCGGCTCAGATTGGTGGAGCTACAGCAGGGCTGGAGGGTTACGCTCTAAACCAAGGCAATGCCCTTGCAAGCCTTCTGGGCGGGTATGGTCAGACAGGGCTTAATCTTCAGCAGACATATACTGCCGACCAGATTGCGGCCATGCAGAACGCTGCCAATCAGCAGGCAATGTCAGCAGAGGACTTGGCGGCTCGGCAGGCTAACTTGCTTGCAGGTCAGCAATATACCCCTACCCCGCAAACAAACTACGGGCAGATGATTGGAAATGCCTTGAATTCTGCTGCGATGGGTTATCAGCTTGGCGGCGGAAATCAGGGCCAGCAATCAAGTGGCTCTGCTAACACTGTCGGCCCAACACTTCAGGGATACGGCGCTCGCACAACAATCCCAACTGGTCAGGTCAGCACAGGAATTCCGGGCTATCCTTCGTTCAACGTCCTGAATTCTACTAATCTCGCATCTGCTTTGGGCGGCACATATCGGTTCTACGGGGGTTAAAATGGCTCAAGACATTGGTTTGCTGCTGAGAGGGCTGGGTGCTGCATTCTCCAACACCGTCCCGCAATTTCGTGACCAGATGCTGCAAGAAGAAGAAAACGCCTACATTCGTTCTGGGCGTGAGCGCGAAGCCCAGATGCAACGCGCTGAGATGACGCAGGCTCGACAAAGAGCCATGTACCAAGACGCAGAGTCGGCTCTGAAGCTACTTGCTGCTGGCGACCTCGATAGCGTGATTAGCCTGGGGCGTGAGCGAATCGAGCTTCTAAAGAATTTCCCAGATGCCGATCCGTCCGACACTGTTCGCATCACTCAGCTTGCACAGCTTTCCCGCGCTGGCGATCGCAATGCCTACCAATCGCTTCAGAGAGAGCTTTTGGGCGCTGTCAATCGAGGCATGGCAATGGGATACATCACGCCTCCGCAAGTCGAGGAAAAGGTTTATAGGCCCGGTGATGTTGTGTTTAGGGGCGACCAGCAAGCGTTTGCCATTCCTGAGCAACAAAAAGCTGCTGAAGTTCCTGCTGCGCTTCAAACTCTGCAAGCTAGAGCGCAAGCTGCTGGACTTCGAGAGGGTACGCCTGAGTATCAAGAATTTTTCAGGACTGGTGGTAGCTCCGGCGGGGTTAATATCAATCTTGGTGAC